GTTGCCAGCTTGAAACACACCGAGCGAACTATCCGTATCATCAGCAACCGTCACAACGGTTGACTGGGTGGATATGTCCAAGACATTGGCGTCTATATCTAAGTTGCCAACATCCTTGAAATCCACAGCGCGAAGCACCTGGGTTGCAACACCGCCTGAACCAGACACCTCATCATCATCACCAGATACATCAATTCCAACAAGATTGAACTCATCATCACCAAGACCGGGCGTAGCTGTATCGATAGTGAATGTCTTGTTGTTGACCGAAGTCATCTTGTCTGCGACAAGGCCGGTTATCTTGACTCGGTCGTTATTTGCGAAAGAGTGAGCGACATCGGTTGTGACAAGCGCAGTTGTTCCAACTGCCGTTCCCGTGGAAGTCGTCCACGCACCAAAGTCAGTACCATCTACATCGTTACCGGCAAGTGTCTTGATGCTAAAGGTAGAGCCATCACTGGCAATAACCTTGAAGACCCTGTTGATCTCATCCATGCCAGCAACACCAGTAATTCTAATTACATCGTTCTCAACAAAGGTATTTGTCGCAGTCACAACAACGGGCTTGGTTTTTGTGGCTGTACCGATAGGACCGGATTCGGCTGGCGACCTGACGATAGAATCAATATTCGCAGTGACATCATCTCTGGTGTCTAGTTGCAGAAGCGTGGAGGGGGAAGAGGCATCGTCCTCAATCGAGAGAGCGTCTGCCAAGTTTGTTGGTACAGAGATCGCGGGCTCTCCAGTGGCACCAGCAAGAACAACTCCCTCAACCTGCATGTTGCTAAGAACATTTCCAATCTTTGGAGATGCAGATGAATTGGTATAGATCGCTGCGTATGCACCATTCTTGAGTGTGTATGTACCAGGAGACGAATCATCACACTGCAGAATAATGTCATACGGAGCGGTTATTCCATTCTTGACAAAGAAGACACGTTCTGGATTGATATCAGTATCATCCCCGTAAATCTTCACCGTCTGGTCTGCACCAACGGAACCAGTAAGTACAATGTACTTACTCCTGCCTGACGCATTTTCATGTCCGGCAGGAGCAGAATTTGACGTTACCCACCACAGGGTATTTGCACCCGCATCTCCCTCGTAAGTGGAGGCAGAGCCAGGACTGGTGATGTCTAGGGAGACGTAGCTGCCACCAATTGCTTCCTCCAACCTCTGGAGATTCTGGTTGGTAGATGAACCCCAAGTTCCAGCCTCAAGACCGTCACCAATGAGCTTGATCTGATAGTTTGAACTGAAAGTAGTAGCCATTTACGGTCCTTATTGAGGCGGGAGATTCAGGTCCGTCGCTGGACTGCGACGATAGTCTCCAGACTGCTGCCTTGTATCTGCAATGTTCTTCAAAAGAAGAATGCCTTCCGAGTACTGCCTCTCGTAGATCTGAACCACTTCAGGATCACTCTTCATAAACAAGTAAGCGTGAACAAGTGATCCGTTCAACAGCACATCGGGAAAGGTTGTTGAAAGCCAAGTGGTCGTTGTTGTCGTACCACCAGTGATAGAATCAGATGTAGTCTTTCCATAGTAAGTAACTACCAATGGAAGAGAAGTATCTGGAATGGGTCCAACCCGAATTGTCATATTCGGATCACTGGTAGATGTTGCATCTACGCCCGAAGAGGAAATCGAATAGTACAGAGGAGTACCCGTTGTCATGGCTCCAGAACTTCCCGGGTATGCCTCTAATAGGAAGTCGTAGTCCTTGCGAAGCAAGTAACTGACTGGACCCAATTCATCTACAACCCCGGCAGCATTCTTCCTGCGGAACTTACCATTATCTCCACCACCAGTAGTCTGCACACTGGACACTGTCGGACCAGCTATTGTGAAGTAGTCATCCGTAACCGAACCAACATCCCACCACTCTCCGTTCAGGTCATCTGTGTCCAAGCTAGCTACTGTGCCAGTTAGTCCAGAGAGATAAACAGAATCTGTTGCAAGCAAGTTAACGGGAGAGCCGCTGATTACGTTCTTGTAAATCAACAAGCCCGGACCCGGAAGAGTCGCTATCGGATAAGGATAAGTAGAAGAACTACTTGTATTCAAAGAATACAAGCCAGCAGAGATTCTCACAGACAAGACATCAATAGTTCCGGCCTTGAGGGTGTACTCTGGAGTGTCTGCAGACAGGGAGATTGTGGAATCGGACTTCCAAAAAGCAGGAAGCTCCAATGCTGAAAAGATCTTGTCCTCTGCTGCCCGAATGAAGTTGTCGATGTTGCTAACAAAAGTGGATTCATTGTTCTGGCAATAATCCTGAATCTCTTGTTTCAACTGGGAATAGTTCATCGGCAGATCCTAACTGTGAGAGTTCTCAGTGGGATTGAAGCTCCCACCCCTACGAGCGATTCCCATACCACGAACATTCTTCTTGCCCTTGGCCTTATCCGAAGGACAAACAATTCCACCCACATGGTATCTCTGAGACTTCTCAACAGGGAGACCCGTCTTGGCCGCATACTCCTGAGCTTCTCTCATTCCCTGCGGAGAGTATTCAAATGTCTTGTCACCAACCTTGGGCATCAGCACGCCCCCCTATGAACTCTCAAACCGAATCCAATCCACTTCGATAAGCTTCTTTGTAGTTGTAGTACTTGTGTACTCGAAAAAATCAAAAGATGCCCCAGTTACAGTTCCAGTCCAATCTGAAACATTTCGCATATCCCAAGTAATAATATGCCAAGGATCTCCCATTGCATTGAAGTCAGGAGAAGGAACAAAGCGAGGTGGGTTTTGGGCGAACGGTGTCGCAAGATAAATCGATGGATCACCGATGTACCACCTGAATGCCCCATCCCAAGCATTGTCCTGAGTGTCTGTCCCTCTGTCTACAATCCGCATCCTAACGCGAACAAACTTGTAAACCGAAGCATCAACAGAAAGGCCACCCCCACCGCTGTAGTACTCATAATTTACAAGTCCTGCACTTGTATTCTCTACGTCCCCCTGGTTGTCACAGTAAATTGTCTTATCAGTGGAGTTCCAAGAAGTTGTTTCTCCAAAAGGATAAGTATTGTAAAACCAACCCTCAATCGCATTTCTTGGTTCATTGGTGACTGTTCCCAAAAGGAAGTCATTGCGAATTGCATCACCGTAACGACTCTCGACAAGACCAAGCGGTGGCCTCGGATTCCTCAAAGCCTGGGCGTCATCGAATGTGAATCTTCCAAGATTGTTCTGCGGATTGTCAGGGTCCCAACACTCGGGGCAAACCTTCAGAGAAGTTTCCTGCAGAGCGATCACTTCGTTCTTCAATTCGACCAGCGGGTATCGGAAGCCACAGCGATCACAAAAGCCAAACGCATGCTTACCAACTGCATAGGGACCAGACATTCCTAGTAGCCAACCCTCGGAACAAATCTGGCAGAAGTCTTCACCCTGTCCTCGTCGGCAGCTTCTTTGAACAACTCCTCATACTGTTGCTTCAAAGGAACAACACGAGGAGCAGCCTCTGGTCGCTTCATTGCAATCTGATAAGCCAAGCCAGAAACCAGTGCAGGGAGAAATCTATCTGGAACCTGCATGGTGTTAGAACCGAGATTGCCAACGTCAGCGATTCTCGAAATCCTCCAATAGATCACCTTGTACTTTTCGCTGTCATCAGGAACCGGCCAGAACGTGATCGTGGACGGCTGATCCGCTCCATCTGTTCCAGCACCCAGGATCTCCTTTCTGTCAAAAAGGAACTGCAAAGGACGAGCCTGTGTCAACTTGTTTGGAATGTTTGCGTAAGTCGGCTCAGAGATGCGAGAGATGTGATAGTCGGCCTGACTGGAAGTGGACCCATCATTTGTACGAAGGATGACATCGAGCAAACCGATGGTCCCAGTCGCTATGTCATACTTACTAACACCCTTGACAAGCTGACTGCTAAGACCACCGTAAGCAGAAGTTTCCAGAGTCTTCTCTTCGATTGTCCAAAGATTGATACCCCTGTTCTGCCATTCCAGCATCAAGAAGTTCAGGCTTCTCCTCGCAGTGCGAAGGTCATAACCTGATCTCATCTCAAGACCAGCCCGTTCGTAAGCCTCTTCTACAAGCTCGGTTACATCGGGGTTGAATATGTAAGTCCCGCTAATCGCCATCAGTGACCATTCCTCTCGATGGCTTCCAGAACAGCCTCTGTGTATGTGTTCTGCTCAGCCCTCATGTCTCTGAGATCGTCCTTCACTTCTTCCAAGATGTATCGGTTACTGTCCACCTTGGTGGCAACTCGCTCCACCTTGACCTCAAGGCTTGAAACCGCCTCTTCCCTTGCTGCCCCGGAATGCTTGGGTGTGTTCGCGTGGCTCATCATCACAAACAAAAGGCCGCCAATGCAGGCGGCCACGATGGACACAATCGACCAGAACGAGGTCACGGAAATATCCCTAGACATAGGTCACTGATAGAAAAGGGTGATGCCTGCAATGGTGTTGGCAGCAGCACCAATAACCCAGATTCCTTCATCGAATCTAATTCCATTTCCAGGCAACGTCATTCCGGTTGCCTGCTGGTAGTTGGGATCACCCTCCTTCATCGCATCAATCTCAAGAAGAAGGGTCGTAGAGTCAAAAGTACCTCCGCCATCAGCCGAGATTGTGCTGTTGTAAAGCTTGACTACAACGTCGGAAGTTCCGGGTCCAAACCAAAAACCCCGCAAATTACAGGGGCGACCAACTCCACTAGCACCATCATCGTCCGGGGTGGGAACCCGAACGGAAAGAGTGTTATTTGTAAAAGCCATATTGAATAACCTCGTTCATTTGAATCATGGTCACATTCCTTTATGTTGGACAAAGACAGGTCATTGGTAAAAAACTGTTAAAGAACCAGCATTAACCGAACCCACAACCCAGATTCCTTTATCAAATCTAATTCCGTTACCGGGAAGTGTCATTCCAAGACATTGCTGTGCGTCGTCACCACCAATTTTGGGAACATCCAATTCAAGAAACACGAGACCAATGGCGGCTCCATCTGTATCGTTATAAAAACTAAACACACTATTTTCTGAACCCGGCATAACCCAGAACCCAACCAAGTTGGCCGGTCTACCTACAGCAGTATCACCAGTTGTATCAACAGTGGCGATCCTCTTGGAATGAACATTGTTCGTATTCTGTTCTTCGGAACCAATCAGCATTGGAAGTCACCAGAAGAAGGGGGCACCAGAAGGTGCCCCCAGTGGATTACAACAGGTCGATTGCCTGCACATATTCAACAGTAATAACGGCAAGCCCGTTACCAGCGCCAGCGTTGGTACTGTCGTGGAAAACCTCAAAGTCAGTGTCACCAATGTCGTGCCACACTTCGTTGGTTGCAGGAGCAAAAATGCTACGACTATTATCAGCCGGTGCAGTCAGGGCCGCTGAAAGGTCTGTTCCATTAACCGTACTGCCAAGGGTTACATTTCCTTCAAACGAAACTGTGGGATAGATAAAAATCCCAACAATCTGGCTCTTGGCAGGAATCACAATCCCCGTAGTCGCACCATCTCCAGTTTCTGAAATGGAAGCAGACTGAGCCATAACCGCAAAGCCGACATTTGCCATATCGGTTCCGGCAGTCGTTCCAGTCGTATTGTAAATGTTTCCAGCTTTTACCGGCCCACTAAACGTAGTGGTTCCCATCTTGCATACCTCGATGCACGCCTCTACCTCGCCAGTCCGCGTGCTGTCTGGTTAAGTCTGACGAGTTTGGTTTGAAAAAGAGGGGACGAGGTGCCCCCACAGGAACCATTTCCAAATGGACCCCGCCCCCTCCGGCAGTACAAAATGTGCCGCTATGCCAAATTGCCACTGCCAAAGATGCCGAGATAATCGCTGACGCCGAACGAGTATCGTTCCCGCGCCTTGTAGCGAACATTCCCGGTATCGAAGTCACCGTCCATCCCAGTCTGAAGCGGCGTTCGCGTGAAGTGCTTCATACCGTTAGGCACATCGGTCATCAGGAACCACTCTCTCTTGTTGGCACTCGTAATGAAGTGGTTAACCGAATAACCATTCGGGATGGCTCCATTGGTCCGCAGTGCATTGATGTCGTTGTCGGCGGTCCCGGCACGGAGTTCCGAATCGAGAACGCGAGTGGCAACGAACTGGTTGTACGGAGCAATGATCAGCTTCCTTGGACGGGCCGCGATGATAAGACCCCGGTCATCCGTGAAAGCCGCAATGTCGATCACAGCCTGCTCAAGAGAAGTCTCGTTGAGATCAGCTGGGACCGAAAGCAGGTTCCTCAAATCCGAACCAGAAACAACCGGATGATCATCGGCACAAAGTGCCTTGCTATCACCAGCAGAAAAGATTGACGAATCGTAGGCGTTGTTCAAAGGGAACGCAGCCTTAACCTGCTTCGTGTGAGCCATTGCACGGGCTAGTGCCTTGGTGTAGCGAGCGGACACGGAGTCATAGAGATTGTCTTCGACAGCCTCTTCCGTGATCGCAAAGCCCATTGCAATTGTCTCGTGAGTGTAACGAGCCGTGAAGTGTTCTTGAGCGGTATCGTAACTGATAGACGATCCTTCACTCTTCACGGGTGCAGCACCGAATCCACTCAGCTTGACCTCTTCCTCGAAAGCTCTCTCGGAAGATTCAGTCTCGTAGATCTCGGCACTCTCGTCTTCGTATTGCTTGTACTCCAACCCAAACAAGGCATTCAGCCCAGGGAGGAGTTCCTTCATCATTTGGGCTCGTGAAATAGCCATTATGATTTACCTCCTTTCCTAGAAGTCGGAGTGTGTTCCGGAGGCCCACTTGACAATGACATCCGGCGTGCTTGACGTTTCGTTTGTGCCGTTCTTCGGCCAATCGACCAGAATGACACCGCCAGTACCACTCGCGCCGCCACTTACGTCAATATCGTAACTGGAATTTCCAGTTGACGTTGATCCACCCGAACCAGCAGTGAGTTCGTACTGAACCCCAATCTGGCTGTTAGCAACAGCAGTCTCGGAACGAACCAGGAAAAGCTGGTCCGCACCAGTTGCCACAAATGCAAAGCATTCGGTGTTGTCAGAATCACCCTTGTAATACTGTCCCCACTGCGGTGTTCCATTGACATCTACCCATCGGGCACCCACCAATGTGCCC